ACAAAATGGAAAGCGAGTTCAAAAACATCGCTGAACAAACGGTTGGAGTCATCCAAAAGCAAATCGACCTGTTAAAGGAGCGAAACGCTCTCGCAGGGGGAATGCAAGGTGGGCTTCCTAATGATACCCCGACTGAAAGAAGACCGACGCTTATAGACCCTTATACTGGGCGACCTTTAAGCGGTGGAGGGGGTGCGGTTACTCCGGGAACCTCTGGTCGTGCTTTAAATACTCAATTGACCGAACGCCAGCAAACGACTCTCGATAAAATACTGTCAGAAGTTGTACGGATAGCAGACTTGATGGAAAAGACCCAGAGGGATGACACTAATGGAGTCTTGCCAACAGGCAGCGGTGGGGAACCCCCACAGCCTCCTGCACCCGAAACTCCTGATGTGCCTACTTTTGGGCAGGGAGGCGGTGCTGGACTGTTTGGTAAAGGGTTCAAGATGCCTACGAGTATGAGCGGATTGATGGGAATGCTTCCTTTCGGTGCGCTTATCATGGGGATTGGTACGATATTAGGTCAGCAAGCGAAATATGAGTCTGCTCAGTACGGTGCTGAAAATGAATTCCAGCGTCGGAATAATAGGGGGAATCATTGGCTGCTGAATATGCTGACATTTGGTATATCCGGAGCCGAAGCCGAGAAGAAGGAAGTTGGTCGTAATGCGGCAACCCAGAACGATAGAGCGTTGGGTGATTATTCCGCTCTACATCGTATGTCCTATCGACAAGCGTTGGGAAGCCAATTCCTTGATTCATTCGGGGATAATGTTGATTATGTTACGGGTGGAAACACAACGTACCATGATTATAAGATGGCGACTGACTGGTCATACAGGCAGAAACAATCTGAACCGAAAGACCCAACAAAACTTGATTTCTCAATGCTTGCTTTCCCAAGAACTGAGCAAGACGCAAAAGGTTGGAAAGAATGGGAACATGGTCAGAAGGTACAGCAGTTGAGGAATGCTGATAAGGCTGGGCTGGTAACGGACAGGGATGAACTTCCTACATGGGCTTCCCGGACGCTGGGGTTGAATATGACAGATTATCTGTCGCAGGTTACAACTTTACAGAAGGCAGGAGTCTATGAACGGAACACTTCGCTTCATGATGTGAACCAACTGTTAATGGCTGGTAAGATTAGAGGCTTATCGGAAGATGACGCTGCTTCGGTGTTGGCGACAACCCGTTTTGACCGTTCAGGTCGTACAGGAGCCAACGTCGTACAGGCTTTCGACACTAACTTACAGGGTCTCGGAAAGAGTGACCAATACATTGCGTCGACACTTGGCGAGTACCTACAATCGTTCAACCGTATGGCGGAAAATGTTCTTAATAGGACAGGTGGAATCAATACGGCTGGAATTGTACGTTCGATGACAAGCATACAGAACGCTACTGGGATGGAGGGTCGCCAATTAGAGCGTGTACAGAACTCTTTAATGGGAAACAATATAAGTCAAGATGACGTCAGCCAAGCGTTGCTTTTGAGAACCGCAAGAGAGGTTGCTGGTCCCGATGCTCAATTATCGGATTTACAAGCGATGATTGAACAGATGCCGGAGAAACCTGAACTTCAGCAAAAGTTCTTTGAAAGAATACAGAAGATGACGGGTGGTGGTGAAATGGGTCGACAGGTGATGAAGTCAATCTTCCCTAACTTGTCAATGACTGACATTATTGATTTGGAGAAGGCAACCGGAAACGATGCCCAGAAGATATTCAGACGTGGTCGTTCAACGGGTGCTGAGTATTCTGAAGCGGAGGCTCGAAGCATGGTTGGGGATATCGCTGCTTCTACTGCCGCAACGCAGAACAGAAAAATCAGGGACGGAAATCCTTGGTGGTAAAGGTTCTATCGCTGCGGTTGTTAAGGCTATAAAAGACGAGGGTCCGATACCTGTTACAATCGTGGCTCCCGCTCCCGGAAGTGCGGGTGCTGGCACAGGTCAACAGGGTGGGTTCCCACCGTTACAACTTTCTGACGAGCAGTTGGAGAAAATAGGTAGAACAACCGGAAAGGCAGTTGGAGAATCAATTGAGAAGAAATTGAATAACTTAACAATTACTCAAGAATAAGGGTTATGGCAGAAGAGGAAAAGAAAATACCACCGTATTCAACAAGTTGGTTCCAGGGGATTGGAGATAGTCGCGAGGCAGCGACTATCCAAGATTTCCTTGACGACCTGAAGAAACAGGGGTATCAAGAAGACTTGACTGTCGACGACTTCTTAAAGTTTTCAGACGGTCATTTGACAAATGCGGAGGTAATCATCAACAATTATTCTCCGCTCATGAAAGAGAAATACAAGAGCGAAATAGAGCAGAATAAGCCACCGTTGATTCCTATCGGTACTTGGTACGCTATACCGAACAAACAGATAACAGCCGAACTGCAAGAGATACTTGCGTCCGACCTGTTTATGCGCCAGTACAGCAGTTTTTCGGCTTTCTGGTCAGATAAACAGGCAGAACTCTTGTCCGACCCCGAATATGTTCCTTGGGACTCGCCTACGAACAATGGGGAATCAAGTAGTTCGAAGCCTATCAACGACTCGTATGCGGCACGGAAGCGTGCGGCAGCGTTGGGTTCAGGCGATGAGAATAAAGAGTATCACGTTCAGATGAAAGCATTGAATATCAAAGTGTGGGTATATTCTCACGCTTTCGGTAAGATATACGACATCAGTTCATGGATAAGAACCTGTTCGACTCAAAAGGACTTTCAGATGGGGACATTTTCTTTCGAGTTGGTTCCTACTGATACGCTGACAATACAGACATTTGGGGATGATTTCGCTAACCATTTCAACATCACTGATAAGCGAGGGAGTATCAATCGTGATTGGTTCTCGAAGTTTATACAGCATAATGACATGGTCTTTATACGGTTCGAGAAACTGAAGAAAGAGAAGTACGAAGACCAAGGGAAGCGACAGTCGAGCACACACGTCGTAGAACCGTCAGAATTGAATAACAAGTTGATATGGGATATGATGGGGTTGGTTGATACCGTTTCAACGAATGTAGATGCCAATAGCACTGATTATGCGGTGAACGTAAATGGACGAGACCTGTCGAAGTTGTTAGTTGAGGATGGCTCCTACTTTATTCCGTTGAAATTTGTTGAGGGAAGTCCCGACCGTTGGTTCTATGGTGGAGACCCGTCTTCATCGTGGTTCAAGCGTAATATGGTGACAGGTTCTTACGACTATTATTTTGCATATGAATTCCAGAAAATTGATACGGTATCATCGTTCATTATTGACCAGTTGTCTAACATAGGTATCGTGCCTGACAGTATCTTTGCTCATTGCGCTCAACGTCCGGAAGCACGAGGGGTATGGCAGATGATAAAGTTGTGGGTAGATTCACAACTATCAGACAGACGTATCGTTGACCGTTCACTGACGAACCCCGAAGGAACCCTGATGGATTTCTTCAATAAGATTTGTCAGCAACCTTTCGTTGAATTTTGGGGGGATACGTGGGGGAATGAATACGACCTTATGGCTCGCCAGCCACCGTTCACGAAGACAGCGATACAAAGTGTCGTTAATTCGAAACAGTATGTTGGAGTAGAGCCGAAGGATTTACTGTCGTATTCTCTTGAGTACGATAACCGTGTTTATGCTTGGTACAGGATAATGCCTCAGAATGCTTTGACAGGTAGTTCACAGTTTTCGTCATTGGCGTTGGTTCCTATTATCTTCCTGAATGAATACGTGGAGCGTTTCGGAAATAAGCGGTGCATTACGAATGACATTTATCTGTCAGAAAAGAGCCTGAAAGGAAAGGACGATGAGAAGAATATCAACACAATGTCGCAAGCCTTATTGAATGACCTGTTATACGTTGTGGAGACGACCTGCTATCTTCCGTTCACTCGTAAAGGAACGATAACGCTGAATGGGGATAGACGTATCAAAGTAGGGACGTTCATTATCTTAGAATCCACGCAGGAGTTGTTCTATGTTACAGCCGTAAACAATACAATATCGTTCACGAACGATGCCATTGACCGTGTTACGGTGTTGACAGTTGAAAGAGGAATGTTAGTTGAGTATATCACGAATGCTTCTAACAACTATTTCAATATCGTGGATATAGACGGGATACGAGCCGACATTCAGAAACGTGACCCAAAGCATAAGGATGAAACGATTGCTCCTTCTTCTACGAAGTTTGGAGTCAATTCGAGTGTGTTTAACTTCTTCTTAAAAAGAGAAATGTTTAAAGATGGCACAGATTAGGCTTAAGAAAGTAGGAAAGCAAGGAGTTTCCCCTGTACGCAAACAGGGGACAGTCCAGCAAACAACTGGATTCGGATATGTATTGATTCCGGAGGGGGTTGACCGAGATAAGTTCGTTGACACCTGTTTCAGAACCAACAAGATATCTATCATTGATGATAGCGAGGGGAATATTATTCACGAGTGCTTTATTTCAAACGAGGCTCTTCAGAACATACAGTTTCCTCGAAAAGTTGGTGAGAAGGGAACTCCAGTAATGTGGATTTCACAGTCGTACATGAACCAACCAATGATAGTTGGTACGTTTGTTGCAACGAATGGAAGAATCCCTATGAGAAGTGATGAAGAGTTTTCAATCCTTCGGGAATGGGACAAGGGTTCTTTGAGCATTACAGGTAGTGCGAAGCGAGGAACCCTGTTTATCAATGTTCGGGGGCAACAGTTCGGAACGCTCAAGATAAATGCACTTGGCGATGAGAACGCTCTTCTTGAGGTTGGTTCAACGGGTACAGTGAAAGTGACTGCGAGCAAGAAAGCCGAAATAGAGGCTTTTGAGGAACTCACTGCAAAGATGATTGACCCTGTCACCGAAAATGAGTCGGGAATAAGCGTCAATAAGGAAGAAATGAGTGTGTTTGCTACGTATGGTGAGGACGAGGACAAAGACTTCTCAAAAACGACTATAACGGAGCAAGGGTTCGTGACCGAAACAAAGGTGGGTGACACCGATTACAAACACACGGTAAATGGAAGCAAAGCCGAAACCACGATATTCGATTGCACCCTACGTTTTGAGGACAAGAAAGTAACTCTTTCTCAAGGAGAAGCGATGATTGAAATCAGCAATGGGAAAATGGCGATTATTAATGGTGGTACAGGTTTGAACGAGTTGTTGACGAAGATTGTGGATGCGATAGCAACATTGACCGTTTCAACGGCTGTTGGTCCGAGTGGTACACCGTTACCGCCTACAATCCAGAAGACGACTGAATTGAACAGTTTATTGAAACAATTCTTTAATAAATAAAAGATTATGCCATTAAATAAGACAGCACTCGCACAATCAATATTGAAATTGATGACAGATGCGAGAAAGGAAACCGAGATTGATGATAGTAAGTTTGCGAACGGGTTGGCGGACGCAATTGACGCTTTTGTTAAGACGGGAGAGGTTCAGGCTGGAATCCCTGTTTCGACCACTGGTACTGCTGCGGCTCAGACAGGTGCTACGACTGGTCCAGGAAAAATATTGTAACGATTTACTATATTTGTAGAAAAATTTAAAGATATGTCTGCATTAGATACAGTTATGAACATGGCGAAGTCAATCGGGGGACAGGCTCTTGCGAGCCTGTATCCCAACGACTTCGAATGGTACATGGTTGCTTTGGAACTTGCGGATAGTGATGACAATACGATAGATTATCTGACATTTCCTATTATGCCAGATTCTATCTCAAAGACTGAACCTACTCGAACGAATATCAAGAAGTCAATGGCTGGAGTAACAGTATTGTCGACTCCTTCCTATTCGCCTCAGGAAATTAACATTAAGGGGAGTTTCGGTCGTCAATTCAAAATCCTGATAAATCCAAAGCCAGATGTGAGCATTAACTCTTCAAGTAAGAGCGTGAGTGCTGGGAAATACCACCTGTTCGACATCACAAAGAAAAGCGGTTCAATTTCGGGACTCGCTTTTTCGAACTTTAACCTGAACGTCAAGACGGGTTATGGTGTGATGAAGATATTACAGGCTATGGCAAGTAAGAGTGTGGGTCTTGACGATAAGGGCAAACCGTTGCGTCTGTATTTCTACAACATGGCACTCGGGGAGAGTTATCTTGTGGCTATTCCACCGAGCGGAGTACAGTTCTCTCAGGACTTGTCGAAAAACATGATTTGGAATTATAATCTGACGTTGATAGCATTGGCTCCGCTGGAGGCAGTATCTAACAAGAATAACAAATCGTTGCTTGATAAGTTACTTCCTTCGATGATACAGACGGGAGTGAGTGAGGTCGCTTCAGTGGTCACAGACGCTTTGCAACCTGTAACTGAAACAGTATTGGAGGGATGGTTATGAAAGACGCATTAGAGACCTTTAAGAAGCAAACAGGGTACGACATTCAGTCGTTCTTTGAGTCGTTTGCACTGTTCGCGAATTCCTACTATCCTCTGATAGTTGCATACTATACAGGTCAGGACGATATTGATATCGGGGATTCATTCGGACGGCTTGATACGCTGTTGAAACAGTCACGAGAGATTGAACCCCTGTTCACGCTCAAGGCAACAGGCTTGGCGAGAGTAGATTCATGGGAGTTGCTTGATATGTTCACGGAGTGTCAAACGAAGTTGTGGACGATAGACAATTCATCACGATGGTTGCGCTCGGCTATCATTGGGCGGTACGGTATGAACGTTGCACTTCAGAGGGTTCTTAAGACTCGTGAGACGTTTGAGAATGTATCGTCACAGTTAGGTTCGAACAATCCTCAGGATGATTGGGTTGATATCGCAAGAAACAACTTGGTAGAGGAAGAGGACTACGATGCTAACAAGGGTGGAGGAATGTTCAAAATCAACATTCGTACCACGGGGAATTTCAACATTCCTAATATCGTTGATAATCTTGATTCTGAGAAGATACTCGGAAAGGACATTGATAAGAACTTTCGGTTCGAAAATGATGACTTGGCGACACTTGAATACGAGGCAGCGATAGGACAGGCACTTGACACTATCATCAATTCGTTGAAAGGTTCAATTCCGGAGTTTCCGGATTATGGGCTTCCTAACGAGGCAATCGGTAGTTCGGTGAACGCTATACAGTATCCGTCCCTATTCAAGCATCTTGTCAATATGTTCCAAAGGGACGCTCGTTGGGTTGAGGTAAATCTTCTTGACCTGTACCGTAAAGAAGACGCAATCTTTATGAAGATACAGGCGAAGACAGTCACGAATAATTTCCTTGTAACAAATATTCAGATATGATAACGAAAGTAAATAACACAATCTCATTCCTGAAAAATCTTTGGGTCGAGACATTTTTGAACAAAACGGATAAAGTATCAGATATCACCGACAATTCCGTTTTGAACGCTGCCGCATATGCGACGGCAAAGGTTGCGCAAAAGGCAATCAAGGACGTGGCTATCGTAGAGGCTCAAATCTTTCCAGAAACGGCTGCTGGTGATTACTTAGATAGAGCAGCCTCACTGTTTGGAGTGACGGCTCGTTACGGAGCATTGGGTTCTTCTACATACATCAGAGTATATGCTGAGCCAGGAACAACGTACACGGCTGGAGTGAATACCTTTGTGAGTACAAATGGTGTTCGTTTCGCCATCGAAAACTCTCTTACAGTTGGCGAGTCGGGGTATGGTTATGTAAAGGTGCGAAGCGAGGCAATAGGACTGTTTACGAATGTTGATGCGAACAGTATTACGACCGTGAACCCTATTCCGCAAGGGCACTACGAATGTACGAATGAATACTATGCTATTGGCGGTCGTGACAAGGAGAGCGATGAAATGTTCCGGAGACGTATCCTGAACCACCAGAACGTGTATG